ATACTATTATCAAAATTTCTGAAAGTACAAGCTATATCAACCCTTGCTTATCTGCTCAAGTTGAGCAATCCAATCCTGTTGGATTCTACCATTTTGCGTGGTTCGGTGGTGATGTTGAAGAGGCTGAACGAGAAGCACGCTATTTCTTGGCAAACGTACCGAAACAAGTTAAATATCTAGTGCTAGATTATGAAGACCACGCAAGCGACGACGTACAAGCTAACACTAACGCTTGCTTACGCTTTATGCAAGTGATTGCAGACGCTGGATATCAACCTATTTATTATAGTTATAAACCGTTTACTCTTAATAACTTGGACTATCAGCAGATTCTTGCACAGTTTCCAAACAGTCTTTGGATTGCAGGGTATGGCTTGAATGATGGAAACGCTGATTTTGAATATTTTCCAAGCATGGACGGTATTCGATGGTGGCAATATTCTAGTAACCCGTACGATAAAAATATTGTACTGTTAGATGATAGCGAAGAAGATATTTTAATCAGCAAAAACACCTCTAAAAGCCTTGATACCGTAGCAAATGAGGTCATTCAAGGTATTTGGGGCAACGGACAGGAACGTTTCGACAACTTAACAAATGCGGGATATAATGCGCAAGCCGTTCAAGACAAGGTAAATGACCTCTTAAATGCTGAAAATACTAGTAAAGACTTGGATACGTTAGCTAATGAAGTGCTACAAGGCTTGTGGGGTAACGGTCAAGAGCGTTTCGATAAACTAGAAAATGCCGGTTACGACGCTCAAGCTGTACAAGATAAAGTGAATAGTCTTTTAGGCGGCGAAGACACCGTGGATCTTAATACCGTAGCAAACGAGGTCATTCAAGGACTTTGGGGTAATGGACAAGAGCGTTTCGACAATTTAACGAGCGCCGGTTACGACGCACAAGCCGTTCAAGATAGAGTAAACGAATTACTATCTTAGAAATTTAATAGACAGTAGTTTTACTCTATTTACTTATTAAAAACATTTTCTTATAATAAAACTGTCAACACGTTGGTTGATATGACCCTTTCCACCCTGCAAATCTGTAGGGTGTTTTTATTTTAAAAAAGTTCAACTTTTTATAAAAAGTGCTTGACAACATTCATTCATTATCATATAATACAATTATAAAAATAAATAAAGCCGAAAGGCGAGGAGGACATTATGTCAAAAATCAAATTCGAAAACCTTAAAAAAGGTGATGTTGTGCTACGAGCTAAATCTCAAACGAAGTTTAAAATCGTTTCAATTTTAGCAGACGAAAAGAAAGCAGACCTTGAATCATTAGAAGACGGAGGCGAACTTCACCTTTCAGCTTCAACTCTTGAACGTTGGTACACAATGGTAGATGAAACTGAACCTAAAAAAGAAGAAGCTGCTAAACCTGCTAAAAAGGCTGCTCCTGCTGTTGCTCGACCTGCTCGAAAAGGTAGAGTTGTTCCAAAATCTAAAAAGGAAATTATTGAAGAAGCAATTCCAGCAGTAGATGAAAAACCCGAAGAGGTCGGCTCTGTTAGTGAAAAGGCATCTGTTCGAAAACCTGCTCCTAAAAAGGAGAGCGTGATGGCTATCACTAAAACTCTTGAAAATCGAATTGTTGAAGCATTTCCTGCTAGCACTCGAATCGTCACTCAATCTTACGTCGCCTACCGCTCTAAGAAAAACTTCGTTACTATTGAAGAAACTCGAAAAGGACTTTCAATTGGAGTTCGCGCAAAAGGGTTGACAGAAGACCAAAAGAAACTTCTTGCATCTATTGCTCCTGCATCTTACGAATGGGCGATTGACGGAATTTTCAAAATCGTTAAGGAGGAAGATATTGACACCGCAATGGAATTGATTGAAGCTTCTCATCTTTCTTCGCTATGATTGAAATCGTTATAGCACGTTCGAAAGCTAGGCGAGGTCGAACCATATTTATTGAAACATGGGCAAGCACTGATGAAGATGCAGTTAAAATGGCAGAAAAGATATTTAGCTTGCCCAATGTAGTCGAGACGTCTTCTAATAACTTCGAACTACCTTATAAGTATTTCAATAATGTTATAGACGCTCTAGATGAATGGGAGCTTCACATCTTCGGCGAACTTGATAAAGATGTTCAAGACTACATTGACTCTCGAAACCGAATAGCTTCTTCAAACAATGAGCAGTTTTCGTTCAAGACTACTCCATTCGCGCACCAGGTTGAATGTTTCGAATACGCACAAGAGCATCCATGTTTCCTTTTAGGCGACGAGCAAGGTTTAGGGAAAACTAAACAGGCAATTGATATTGCAGTTAGCAGGAAGGCAAGTTTCAAACATTGTCTAATCGTATGTTGCATATCAGGGCTTAAATGGAACTGGGCAAAAGAGGTAGGTATTCATTCAAATGAGTCGGCTCATATTTTAGGAAGTCGAGTCACTAAGGATGGAAAATTAGTCATTGACGGAGTTTCTAAACGGGCGGAAGACTTGCTTGGCGGACACGACGAATTCTTCCTTATCACTAACATTGAAACTCTTCGCGATGCTGTGTTCATTAAATACTTAAATGAACTGACAAAAAGCGGAGAAATTGGAATGGTTATTATTGACGAGATTCACAAGTGTAAGAATCCTTCAAGTAAGCAAGGTGCTTCAATTCAAAAGCTCCAAAGTTATTACAAGATAGGCCTTACAGGAACTCCTCTAATGAATAACCCAATTGATGTATTCAATGTTATGAAATGGCTAGGAGCCGAACATCATACACTGACGCAATTTAAAGAGCGTTACTGTATAGTCGACAATTTCAACCAAATAACTGGATACAGAAATCTAGGTGAACTTCGCGAGCTGGTAAATGACTACATGCTTAGAAGAACGAAGGAAGAAGTTCTAGACTTGCCTGAAAAGATTCGAGTGACTGAATACGTCGATATGAACTCAAAGCAAGCTAAAATCTATAAAGAGGTTCTAACTAAACTTGTTCAAGAAATTGATAAAGTCAAGCTCATGCCTAACCCTCTAGCAGAAACGATTCGACTTCGACAAGCGACTGGAAATCCTTCGATTCTAACTACACAGGATGTCAAGTCTTGCAAGTTCGAAAGGTGTATCGAAATTGTCGAAGAATGTATCCAGCAAGGAAAATCCTGCGTGATATTTAGCAATTGGGAAAAGGTTATTGAACCACTTGCTAAAATTCTTTCGAAGTCAGTCAAATGCAACTTGGTAACAGGAGAGACCGCAGATAAGTTCAACGAAATTGAAGAATTTATGAACTACGAAAAGGCTTCTGTTATTTTAGGGACTATTGGCGCTCTAGGAACAGGATTTACTTTGACGAAAGCTGACACGGTTATTTTCTTAGACAGCCCGTGGACACGCGCAGAAAAGGACCAAGCCGAAGATAGGTGTCATAGAATTGGCGCAAAGAGTTCTGTCACTATCTACACGCTTGTCGCTAAAGGTACTGTCGACGAACGTATAGAAGACCTTATTGAACGGAAAGGAGAACTAGCAGATTATATCGTAGACGGTAAGCCTATGAAATCTAAAATTGGCAGCCTTTTCGATATTCTGCTTAAATAGAATGAAAACTATCTCCATATTAAGGAAAGACACTAAAAGGAAGCCGGACAGGAACGGAAGAAAAACTGCACTCGAACTAGCTCAAGAGATTGATATGACACCTAGTGAGTTAGCAGAGCTTCTTCAAATTCCTGAAAGGACGGCGACCCGAATTTTAAAACTCGACAAACTGCTCAACAAAGAGCAATGCTCAATAATAGAAAGGTATATAAATGAAATTCACTGAAGGAAAAAATTGGTATAAAGTTGGAGAGGTATGTCAAATGTTGAACCGCTCCTTATCTACGATTAATGTTTGGTATGAAGCAAAAGACTTCGCTGAAGAAAATAACATTCACTTCCCGTTTGTTCTTCCTGAACCAAGAACAGACCTCGACAATCGTGGTTCTCGATTCTGGGATGACGAAGGCGTGAATAAGCTCAAACGATTTAGGGACAACTTAATGCGCGGTGACTTGGCATTCTACACTCGAACTCTTGTAGGGAAAACTGAAAGGGAAGCAATTCAAGAAGATGCTAAAGCATTTAAACGTGAACACGGATTGGAGAATTAAATGAAATTTGAAGATGAAAAACAGTTCATCGCTGCAATTGAAGAAGCCGGTGAATTAAATGCTAACAAAGGCGACATGGAGAAGCAAGTCAAGAGTCTTCGTGATGCTCTAAAAGAGTACATGAAAGAAAATGACATTGAATCTGCTCAAGGTAAGCACTTTTCTGCTACCTTCTACACGACAGAGCGCTCAACTATGGACGAAGAACGCTTGAAAGAAATTATCGAAAAATTAGTTGACGAAGCCGAGACGGAAGAAATGTGTGAAAAACTTTCAGGGCTTATCGAATACAAGCCTGTTATCAATACGAAACTTCTCGAGGACATGATTTATCACGGCGAGATTGACCAAGAAGCAATTCTTCCAGCAGTTGTCATTTCTGTTACAGAAGGCATTCGTTTTGGAAAGGCTAAAATTTAGCGATATTTTTGGTTCTGCGACGTTTTTAAGGTTAGCAGAATCCAATCACACCACTTGCGCAGGCAACCACTGTCTGCGTTAATTTTAGAAGGTTAATATTATACCATAAGGAGGAAATAAGTGGCAAGGCAAAGAATAGGCAATTCAGGAAAGCCTAAAAATGAAATTGAACTGTCATTCAAAGACAAGCCTAAAACTCGTTCTACCTTATTCAAGAAGGACGTGGCAACAGGTCTTTCAAAAGTCGAGCAGGATTATTTTCAAATAGTTGAAGCACTTAACGGAAAACAATTCGAGCCTAACATGAAGCAAGTATCTTCTTTCTTCATAGTTCAGTACGAATTTATTTTCAATATTAAATGCATCGATTATAACTGGTTCAACTTTTCGAACACTATGAAAAATGTTCGAACCTATTTAAACATTGAGTCGAATATTGAACTTTGTCGATTTTTAGCAGAAAGTTTTGTTAAATATGAAAATGTTCGAAAAAAATTGAACCTTACTGAGAAATTCATAACGGTCTCGACTTTCAAAAGAGCCTGGATTTTGGACGAACTCGAGGGAAAAACGGGCTCAAAATTCGAAGGATTTTATTAGTTTAGTAGACTATTTTTAGATTTTTTAAAATGTGGTTTACAAAATGACCTCAATAGGCGTATAATTTATCAATCTTGATTCTTTCGGGCCGGTATATATACACCAATAATCGAGAAATAATAAATTATAGTATCGAAAATATAAAAAGGAGAAAAGTTGGAAAATTTAGCTGATAGAATATGGAAGAAAAAGTTAAATGACCTTTTCGAGAGAAGTGGACTACCTCAAAAGTATTTCGAACCTCAAGTATTAGTTGAACGAAAAGCCGACAAAAAATGCTGGGAATGGCTAGAAGATGTTCGAGCAAATATAGTCGAAGAAGTTCGAAACGGTCTTAGCATTGTCATTGCTTCGAATACTGTCGGGAATGGAAAAACTAGCTGGGCGGTTCGATTATTGCAACGCTATTTAGCAGAAACTGCACTTGACGGAAGAATTGTCGAAAAAGGAATGTTTGTAGTATCTGCTCAACTATTGACTGAGTTCGGCGACTATAATTATTTTCAAACTATGCAGGAATTTCTCGAAAGGTTTGAACGACTTAAGACTTGTGAGCTATTAGTCATAGACGAAATAGGTGGAGGTTCCTTAACCAAGGCCTCTTATCCTTATCTGTATGACTTGGTTAATTATAGAGTTGACAATAACTTGTCGACTATTTATACGACTAATTATACTGATAATGAAATTATTGACCTTTTAGGCCAAAGGCTTTATAGTCGTATATATGATACTTCAGTGGTTCTAGATTTTCAGGCAAGCAATGTAAGAGGATTGGAGGTAGACGAAATTGAATCATAGATATAGTAACATCACGACTATTTTTCTTTGGCAGATTATCTTTCTTTGTATTTGCTGCGCGGTGTCCTATTGTGCAGGAGTTCATAATGAAGGAATAGTCAAAGATAAAATAATTGAAAGTTACAAGCAGAAAGAAAAGTCAGCTGTTTACTTGACAGTCGACAGTTCGGGAGCTTGGCTAGGAAGTGCTCCAGGCGCCAAAGAAAGTCCTCTATATAATGAAAAGGGACAGCATGTAGGAAAATTGAAAGAGGTGGCAGAGTGATACAGCTTCAAGTCTTAAATAAAGTTCTTGAAGACAAGAGCTTGTCCATTTTAGAAAATAACGGAATTGACCAAGAATATTTCACGGATTATTTAGACGAGTATCAATTTATTCAAGAACACTTTTCGAGATACGGAAGAGTTCCGGACGACGAAACTATTCTCGACCATTTTCCTGGATTTGAATTTTTCGAAATTGGCGAAACTGATGAGTATCTTATCGACAAGCTAAAAGAGGAGCATCTATATAATTCCCTGGTGCCTATTTTAACGGAGGCGGCTGAGGATATTCAAGTAGATAGTAACATTGCGATTGCTAATATAATCCCAAAACTCGAAGAACTTTTCAATCGCTCTAAATTCGTAGGCGGACTAGACATTGCTCGAAATGCTAAACTTCGACTAGACTGGGCAAATAATATTAGAAACCATGACGGTGAAAGACTTGGAATATCGACAGGTTTTGAACTACTGGACGACGTGCTTGGAGGCTTACTTCCCGGTGAGGACTTGATTGTTATTATGGCTCGACCTGGACAAGGTAAGTCGTGGACAATTGATAAGATGCTTGCAACTGCTTGGAAGAACGGGAATGATGTTCTTCTGTATAGTGGTGAAATGAGTGAAATGCAAGTTGGTGCTCGTATAGATACTATTCTTTCTAATGTTAGCATCAATTCAATTACCAAGGGAATATGGAACGACCATCAGTTTGAAAAATATGAGGACCATATTCAAGCGATGACTGAGGCTGAAAATTCCCTTGTGGTAGTCACGCCCTTTATGATTGGTGGGAAAAACCTCACTCCTGCAATTTTAGATAGCATGATATCTAAATATAAACCATCTGTGGTAGGAATTGACCAGCTTTCACTCATGAGCGAGTCTTATCCAAGCAGAGAGCAGAAGCGAATCCAGTACGCCAACATCACCATGGACCTATATAAGATTTCTGCTAAATACGGAATTCCTATTGTGCTTAATGTCCAAGCAGGGCGTTCGGCTAAAACTGAAGGCGCTGAAAGTATGGAATTAGAGCATATAGCAGAAAGTGATGGAGTAGGTCAAAATGCTAGTAGAGTTATCGCTATGAAGCGTGACGAAAAATCCGGCATACTTGAACTATCGGTCGTTAAAAACCGATATGGTGAAGACAGGAAAATCATCGAATATATGTGGGACGTTGAAACTGGAACCTATACTCTTATAGGATTCAAAGAGGAAGGCGAAGAAGGAACTGAAAAAGGCGAAAGCTCTCCATTGAAAGCAAAAGCCTCTAGGTCGACTGCTCGTCTTCGAAGTAAGGTTACAAGGGAAGGAGTTGAAGCATTTTGATGAAAGTAAATGGTCTTCAAATTGAAGCGACTCCTGAACAAATAATTGAAAAACTTTCGAGACAACTTGAAGACGAAGGAACATTCATTTTTAGACGAACTAAGTCGCTTGGAAGCAACTATCAATTCTCATGCCCGTTTCATGCAGGAGGGACTGAAAAGCATCCCTCTTGCGGTATGAGCAGGAATGCTTCTTATTCAGGAAGTAAGGTGACAGAAGCTGGAACGGTTCACTGTTTCACTTGTGGCTATACTTCAGGACTAACTGAATTCATCTCGAACGTATTAGGACGCAAGGATGGAGGATTCTACGGAAACCAGTGGCTGAAAAGGAATTTTGGAACATCTAGCGAAGTAGTTAGGCAAGGCGTCAGTCCTGAAGCCTTTCGTCGAAATGGGCGGACTGAAAAAGTCGAGCATAAAATCATTCCTGAAGAAGAACTGGATAAGTACCGGTTCATTCATCCTTATATGTATGAACGGAAATTGACGGACGAGCTCATCGAAATGTTCGATGTAGGTTATGACAAACTGCATGACTGCATCACTTTTCCAGTACGGAACCTCAAGGGCGAAACAGTATTCTTCAACCGTCGAAGTGTTCGTTCTAAGTTTCACCAGTATGGAGAAGATGACCCTAAAACGGAATTCCTTTATGGCCAATATGAGCTTACAGCATTTCGAGACTATTTTGAAAAACCCATTAGTCAAGTATTCGTGACTGAGTCTGTTATCAACTGCTTGACACTTTGGTCAATGAAAATTCCTGCAGTCGCTCTTATGGGAGTAGGTGGAGGAAATCAAATCAACTTATTGAAACGACTTCCTTATAGAAATATCGTTCTAGCTCTCGACCCTGATAACGCTGGACAGACAGCGCAGGAAAAACTCTACAGGCAGTTAAAACGAAGCAAGGTTGTTCGGTTTTTAAACTACCCTAAAGAGTTCTATGATAATAAGTGGGACATAAACGACCATCCGGAATTATTAAATTTTAATGATTTAGTCTTGTAGAAATTCATTTATTATCGTATAATAAAGTCATAAAATTTTAAAAAGAGGTCATATCAATATGAAAGAAGCGAATAGACTAGTTTCTAGATATGTAGGATTCGAATGCTGGACTGACGACGAATGTGTTGAGAACTATGTTCTTGACCCCGATATGTCAATTGCGTCTGCTTATCATCGTTATTTTGGGATGCTTTATTCTTATGCAAAAAGGTTTAAATGCTTATCTCGACATGACATTGAAAGCATTGCATTCGAGACTATTTCAAAATGTTTGGCAACGTTCAAATCAAACCAAGGGGCCAAGTTTTCAACTTACCTTACAAGACTCTTCAAGAATAGAATAGTCTTAGAATATAGGTATCTAAATGCACCTTCCATGAATCGAAATTGGTATGTAGAAGTGACGTTCGATAACGGCTCAAAAAATGAAGACGGCGACGATTTCAGTATCCTGTCAACCGTAGGATACTGCGAAGACTATGGAAAAATTGAAATTGAAGCAAGTCTCGATTTCATGACGCTTTCTAATACGGAGTATGCTTATATTTCATCAGTTATTCAAAACGGTCCTTCAGTAAGCGACGCAGAAATTGCGCGTGAAATTGGAGTAAGCAGGTCTGCTATTAGTCAGTCTAAGAAGTCACTAAAAAATAAATTAAAAGATTTTATATAACTGGTTTACAAATCACGTGAATTTCGTGTATATTATATATGAAAGAACAAACCTTGAAACCTTAAAATCTTCAAAATCTTTCAATCATTAAAAAACTTTAAAAGGAGAATCGATATGGGAAAAGTATCAATTCAAAAATCAGGAACATTTAGCTCAGGGTCTAATAACGAGTTTTTCACACTCGCTGACCACGGTGACAGCGCAATTGTCACTCTATTGTATGATGACCTGGAAGGCGAAGACATGGATTATTTCGTAGTCCACGAAGCAGATGTTGACGGTCGTCGACGTTATATCAATTGCAACGCTATCGGCGAAGACGGGGAAACAGTTAATCCTGATAACTGTCCACTATGCCAAAACGGATTTCCTCGTATTGAAAAACTATTTCTTCAACTTTACAACCATGACAGCGGAAAGGTTGAGACATGGGACCGAGGCCGTTCTTATGTTCAAAAGATTGTTACATTTATCAACAAATATGGAAGCCTTGTGACTCAGCCTTTCGAAATCATTCGTTCAGGAGCTAAAGGTGACCAACGAACTACCTACGAATTCCTTCCAGAGCGTCCGGAAGACAGTGCTACTCTTGAAGATTTTCCAGAAAAGAGTGAACTTCTTGGAACGCTAATTTTAGACCTCGACGAAGACCAAATGTTTGACGTGGTTGACGGCAAGTTCACTCTTCAAGAAGAGCGTTCTTCCAGTCGTTCAAATTCACGTAGAGGAGCATCTCCTGCGCCTAGACGAGGTTCCGGTCGAGAATCTTCACAAGGTCGAACAGCTGAAAGAACTCCTTCAGTTAGTCGAAGAACTCCTCCAACACGAGGTCGAGGATTCTAACATGAGGGCGCGAGCCCTCTTTATTATTGATTAAGAAAGGGAAAATAATGGCACAAAAAGGACTCTTTGGCGCAAAGCCACGTTCTAGCAAGAAGAACGATGCTCAGTTACTTGCTCAACGGAAGAACAGGAAGCCTGCAGTTGAGGTCACTTACATTTCAGGAAATGCTCTAAAGGACGCAGTTGCTAGAGCTCGTACTCTTTCAACTAGGATTCTTGGACACGTTCTTGATAGACTTGAGTTAATCACTGAGGAAGCAAAACTCGAGCAGTATGTAGACAAAATGATTGAAGACGGAATAGGTTCTATTGACGTGGAAACTGATGGACTCGATACTATTCACGATGAGCTGGCAGGGGTCTGCTTGTACTCACCGAGCCAAAAAGGAATCTATGCCCCTGTCAATCATGTTAGCAATATGACGAAGATGCGAATTAAGAATCAAATTTCTCCTGAGTTCATGAAGAAAATGCTTCAACGGATTGTAGATTCAGGAATTCCTATTATCTACCACAATTCGAAATTTGACATGAAATCGATTTATTGGCGACTCGGCGTCAAAATGAATGAGCCAGCGTGGGATACATATTTAGCCGCAATGCTTTTAAATGAAAATGAGTCTCACAGTTTGAAAAGTCTTCACTCTAAATATGTTAGGAACGAAGAAAACGCAGAGGTTGCAAAATTTAATGACCTGTTCAAAGGAATTCCTTTTAGTTTAATTCCTCCTGATGTCGCCTATATGTATGCGGCCTATGACCCTTTGCAAACTTTCGAACTCTATGAGTTTCAAGAACAATACTTGACTCCTGGAACTGAACAATGTGAAGAATATAACCTGGAAAAAGTTTCATGGGTTCTTCATAATATCGAAATGCCTCTAATTAAAGTCCTCTTTGACATGGAAGTCTACGGAGTTGATTTAGACCAGGCCAAGCTAGAAGAAATTAGAGAAAAGTTTACTGCTAGCATGAACGAAGCCGAGCAGGAGTTTCAACAGCTTGTCAGCGAATGGCAGCCGGAAATCGAAGAACTTCGACAAACTAATTTCCAGAGCTATCAAAAACTCGAAATGGACGCAAGAGGTCGAGTAACGGTGAGCATTTCTAGTCCTACTCAATTAGCAATCCTGTTTTATGACATTATGGGACTAAAGAGTCCTGAAAAGGATAAACCTAGAGGAACAGGTGAAAGCATAATTGAGCACTTCGACAATGACATTTCAAAAGCGCTCCTGAAATATAGAAAATATGCAAAACTTGTTTCAACTTATACAACCCTTGACCAACACCTTGCAAAACCTGACAATCGAATTCACACTACATTCAAACAGTATGGAGCTAAGACAGGGCGTATGTCAAGTGAAGGGCCTAACTTACAGAATATTCCGTCACGTGGTGAAGGAGCCGTAGTTCGACAAATCTTCTCAGCCAGTCCTGGCTACTACATTATTGGTAGTGACTACTCTCAACAAGAGCCTCGTTCATTGGCAGAATTAAGTGGCGATGAAAGTATGCGACACGCTTACGAACAAAACCTGGACCTATATTCAGTTATCGGTTCGAAACTTTATGGTGTTCCCTATGAAGAGTGTTTAGAGTTCTACCCAGACGGAACGACTAACAAGGAAGGGAAACTTCGAAGAAATTCTGTCAAGTCCGTTCTTTTAGGTCTTATGTACGGCCGCGGGGCTAACTCAATCGCTGAGCAAATGAATGTATCTATCAAAGAAGCGAATAAGGTTATTGAAGATTTCTTCACAGAGTTCCCTAAAGTGGCAGACTATATCATATTCGTTCAACAGCAAGCGCAGGACTTGGGATACGTTCAAACAGCTACGGGTCGAAGAAGAAGGCTTCCTGATATGAGTCTTCCGGAATATGAGTTCGAGTATATTGACGCTAGCAAGAACGAAGATTTCGACCCATTTAACTTTGACGCTGACCAACAGATGGATGATGCTGTTCCTGAACATATTATCGAAAAATATTGGGCCCAGCTGGACAGGGCTTGGGGATTTAAGAAGAAGCAGGAAATTAAAGACCAAGCGAAAGCCGAAGGAATTCTTATTAAAGATAACGGAGGCAAGATAGCCGATGCTCAGCGTCAATGTTTGAACTCAGTTATTCAAGGAACAGCGGCCGACATGACTAAGTACGCAATGATTAAGGTACACAATGACGATGAATTGAAAGAATTAGGATTTCATTTAATGATTCCAGTTCATGATGAGTTACTAGGTGAAGTTCCTATTAAGAACGCAAAACGGGGAGCAGAAAGGTTGACAGAAGTTATGATTGAAGCAGCCAAGGACATTATTAGTCTTCCAATGAAATGTGACCCTAGTATCGTAGAAAGATGGTATGGTGAAGAAATTGAAATCTAAAATCTATTCAGTTGCATATATAATTCTAGTAGTTATTGCAAACCTTGTGACAATTTATTTCGAACCTTTAAATGTGAAAGGAATCTTAATTCCTCCAAGCAGTTGGTTTATGGGATTCACTTTCCTGCTTATAAATCTAATAAGCAAGTACGAGAAGCCAAAATTTGCCGGTTCTTTGATATGGGTAGGGTTATTCCTTACCTCGTTGATTTGCTTTATGCAAAACCTACCACAATCGCTTGTCGCGGCTTCAGGAGTTGCATTTTGGATAAGTCAAAAAGCAAGTGTCTTTATATTCGACAAGCTCTCGAATAAATTAGACTCGAAGATTGCAAATGCTTTGTCTAGCAATATCGGTTCCATTATAGACGCAACCATATGGATTTCATTAGGACTGAGTCCTCTTGGAATTGGAACGGTTGCATATATAGATATTCCGTCAGCCGTACTAGGCCAAGTTCTAGTCCAGTTTATCTTACAGTCAATTGCTTCAAGATATTTGAAAAAGTAGTCAGTAAAATTCCTGATTATTTTTTTTTACAAAATCGCTTGACTTTATTCATTCATTATTATATAATAAAAATATGAAGCAGATATTGGGTTATTTATTGCTTAACAAAATGCACCGAATTTGTGTATAATATAAGTGAAGCAGTTTTGTAAACCTGACATCCTGCTAAATAAAAATAAAGGAGGCTCGAACATGAGTCAAAACACTACACGCACTGACGCTGAATTGACAGGCGTTACCCTTTTAGGAAACCAAGACACCAAATACGATTATGATTATAATCCAGACGTCCTTGAAACTTTCCCTAACAAACATCCTGAAAATAATTACCTAGTAACATTCGACGGATATGAATTCACTTCACTATGTCCTAAAACAGGACAGCCTGACTTCGCGAATGTTTTCATTAGTTACATTCCAAACGAAAAGATGGTTGAATCCAAATCATTGAAATTGTACTTATTCAGTTTCCGTAACCACGGTGACTTCCACGAAGATTGCATGAACATTATTTTGAATGACTTGTATGAATTGATGGAACCTAAGTACATTGAAGTCATGGGCCTATTCACTCCTCGTGGTGGAATTTCAATTTACCCATTCGTCAACAAAGTGAATCCTCAATTTGCAACTCCTGAACTTGAACAGCTTCAACTTCAACGCAAATTGAACTTCCTTGGAAATGTTCAAGGTCTTGGACGAGCTATTCGATAGGAGGCTGGAATGAAATCAGTAGTTTTATTGTCAGGAGGAGTCGACTCAGCCACTTGTTTAGCAATTGAAGTTGACAAGTGGGGCTCTAAAAATGTTCATGCTATAGCATTCAATTATGGACAAAAGCATGAAGCAGAACTTGAAAATGCTGCTAATGTTGCAATGTTCTACGGAGTCAAGTTTACCATTCTTGAAATTGACTCGAAAATCTACTCAAGCTCTAGCTCTTCTTTATTACAAGGAAAAGGCGAAATTTCACATGGAAAATCTTACGCTGAAATCCTAGCAGAAAAAGAAGTTGTTGACACTTATGTTCCATTTAGAAATGGACTAATGCTCTCACAGGCTGCGGCTTATGCTTATTCGGTTGGAGCTTCTTACGTCGTATATGGAGCTCACGCAGACGATGCGGCTGGAGGTGCTTATCCTGATTGCACTCCTGAATTCTATAATTCAATGTCAAATGCAATGGAATACGGAACTGGAGGAAAGGTAACCCTTGTCGCTCCTCTACTTACTCTAACCAAGGCGCAAGTCGTTAAATGGGGAATTGATTTAGATGTTCCTTATTTCTTGACTCGTTCGTGTTATGAAAGTGACGCTGAGAGTTGCGGTACTTGCGCAACTTGTATCGACCGCAAAAAGGCATTCGAAGAAAACGGAATGACTGACCCTATTCATTATAAGGAGAATTGATATGAGAGTTTCTAAAACCTTAACATTCGACGCAGCTCATCAACTAGTTGGCCATTTTGGAAAATGTGCTAACCTTCATGGGCATACTTACAAGGTAGAAATTTCGCTTGCAGGAGAAATGTATGACCATGGTTCAAGTCAAGGAATGGTAGTTGACTTCTATCACGTCAAGAAAATCGCAGGTAAATTTATCGACCGACTTGACCACGCTGTCCTTCTACAAGGAAATGAACCTATTGCTTTAGCAAACGCAGTTGACACTAAGAGAGTCGTCTTTGGATTTAGAACTACGGCTGAGAATATGTCAAGATTCCTTACCTGGACTCTCACGGAGCTTATGTGGAAGCATGCTCGTATCGACTCGGTCAAATTGTGGGAAACTCCTACAGGTTGCGCAGAGTGTACCTACTATGAAATTTTCACTGACGACGATATTGAAATGTTCAAGAAAGTGAAATTCATTGAAGGTGACAGCGAAGTCACTGTCGCTGAATTATTAGAGGGCTAGATATGGTTAATAAGTACAATCAGCCTGACAGAGGCAAGATTCGAATCAATGTTCGCGACCCTGAGAAAATGCCCGTCATGGAAATTTTCGGTCCTACAATTCAAGGTGAAGGAATGGTTATAGGTCAAAAGACTATTTTCATTCGAACTGGTGGATGCGACTATCATTGCAACTGGTGTGACTCAGCCTTTACCTGGAACGGTACTACTGAGCCGGAATATATCACAGGCGACGAGGCTGCTAGTCGAATCCTAAAACTAGCTTTCAATGACAAAGGTGAGCAAATTTGCAACCACGTGACATTGACTGGAGGAAATCCTGCTTTAATCAACGAGCCGATGGCTAAAATGATTTCGATTCTAAAAGAAAAAGGATTCAAGTTCGGTCTCGAAACTCAAGGAACTCGATTCCAAGAATGGTTCAAAGAAGTAAGCGATATCACTATTAGTCCTAAACCGCCTTCAAGTGGAATGAGAACTAATATGAAAATTCTTGAAGCTATTGTAGATAGAATGAATGACGAAAATCTTGACTGGTCATTTAAAATCGTTATCTTTGACGAAAATGACCTAGCGTATGCGCGTGATATGTTCAAAACTTTCGAAGGCAAGTTACGGGACGTCAACTACCTTTCAGTTGGGAATGCAAACGCATACGAAGAAGGAAAAATCAGTGACAGGCTTCTTGAAAAGTTGGGATGGCTTTGGGATAAAGTGTATGAAGACCCAGCTTTCAACAATGTTCGACCTTTACCGCAGCTTCATACACTTGTTTATGATAATAAAAGAGGAGTATAAAATGAAAATTGAGCATCTAGATAAAATCGGTAACGTATTAGGGAAAGAGAACGGATGGGCTTCCCTTAAGCCGGAGGAAATTGTAACCTTGGACAATACTGAGGCAGCCGTTCAAAGACTGTTTGGTCTATTGGGCGAGGACGCAGAACGTGACGGGTTGCAAGATACTCCATTCCGTTTTGTAAAAGCACTAGCAGAGCACACCGTAGGGTATCGAGAAGACCCTAAACTTCATCTCGAAAAAACATTCGACGTCGACCATGAAGACCTTGTTCTTGTAAAAGACATTCCATTCAATTCACTTTGTGAGCATCATTTAGCTCCATTCGTAGGGAAGGTGCATATTGCATACATTCCTAAAGACAAAATCACAGGTCTTTCAAAATTCGGTCGAGTGGTTGAAGGATACGCTAAACGTCTTCAAGTACAAGAGCGCTTGACTCAACAAATCGCTGACGCTATTCAGGAAGTTTTAAATCCTCAAGCCGTTGCAGTCATTGTAGAGGCTGAGCATACTTGTATGAGCGGACGTGGTATTAAGAAGCACGGAGCAACGACAGTGACTTCAACTATGCGAGGGCTTTTCCAAGACGACGCATCGGCTCGAGCAGAATTGCTTCAGTTGATTAAAAAATAGGAGGCTGAAGATGAATAAAAGTGCAACCTTTTGGCTTGTTCGAACAGCTCTTATTGCGGCTCTATATGTGACATTGACCGTTGCATTTTCTGCTATTAGTTATGGACCTATTCAATTTAGAGTCAGTGAAGCCTTGATTCTTCTACCTTTATGGAACCATAGATGGACTCCAGGAATTGTCATGGGGACAATTATTGCAAACTTCTTTTCACCGCTTGGACTGATTGACGTTTTATTCGGTTCACTTGCTACCTTCCTTGGAGTAGTGGCAATGGTGAAAGTTGCTAAGATGGCAAGTCCTCTATATTCACTTGTCTGTCCAGTTCTTGCTAATGCTTACCTTATTGCGCTGGAACTTCGAATAGTTTACTCTTTACCTTTCTGGGAATCTGTCATCTATGTAGGAATTAGTGAAGCGATTATCGTTTTAATCTCATACTTCCTTATTTCTAACCTAGCGAAGAACAGCCATTTTAGAAAGATGATAGGAGCGAAAAATGGGATTTAATCTATACTTCGCAGGCGGACATGCTATTAGCACTGACGACTATTTGAAGGAAAGAGGAGCCAATCGCCTATTCAACCAGCTGTACGAAAGAAACGGGATTGGTAAAAGGTGGATTGAGCATAAGAAAAACAATCCCAACACGACTTCAAAATTATTCGTCGACTCTAGTGCATATTCTGCTCACACCAAAGGAGCTGAAGTTGACATTGACGCCTATATCGAATATGTGAATGATAACGTGGGAATGTTCGACTGCATCGCTGAACTCGATAAGATTCCTGGTGTATTTAGACAGCCTAAGACACGTGAACAGCTTTTAGAGGCGCCACAAATTTCTTGGGATAACTATCTATACATGCGTGAGCGAATGGTTGAGAAAGACAAGCTCTTACCTATTTTCCATATGGGAGAAGACTTTAAATGGCTCAACTTGATGCTCGAAACTACATTCGAAGGCGGAAAGCATATTCCTTACATTGGAATTTCACCAGCCAATGACTCGACTACAAAGCACAAAGATAAATGGATGGAAAGAGTATTCGAAGTTATTCGAAACAGTTCTAATCCAGATGTCAAGACTCACGCATTTGGAATGACAGTTACTAGCCAATTAGAGCGCCATCCATTTTATAGCGCCGACTCGACTTCTGTACTTCTAACAGGGGCGATGGGAAACATTATGACGTCTAAAGGACTAGTTGACTTGTCACAGAAGAACGGAGGAATTGATGCTGTCCGTAGGCTGCCAAAACCTGTTCAAGTTGAAATCGAGTCTATTATCGAAGAAACTGGAGCGCATTTTAGCCTAGAGCAATTAGTAGAAGACTATAAACTTCGAGCATTGTTCAATGTTCAATACATGCTAGATTGGGCAGAGAATTATGAATTCAAGGGAATTAAAAATCGTCAACGTCGACTATTTTAGATAAGAGCTTTTTGCTCTTATTTTTTTGTAAAAAAGTTCAACTTTTTACACAAAAACGCTTGACATTATTCACTCATTATCGTATAATCATAATATAAATAAAAACAAAAGGGGAACCTAGATTATGAGAAAAATTCAAACCTATCAAGAATATCAAAAACTAGTCGAGTTCAAACGTCAACTTTCCTTGAATTTTCGAGAAGGGAAAATAGGCGTCGACGAAGCTATTATCCAGTTATTCACATTCTATAGTTTCAACAATATTGAAGAGCCTCCCTTCATTGTACTCAAAATGCAAGAGGCTGCCGTGAATGGAACTTATGAAGCAAAACTCAATATGCTTAGAAGATTTAAAATTATTTAGAAACGGCTTTACAAACTCGCGATAATTCGTGTATATTATATATATCAAAAAAAGGAGGCTCATATTATGAGTATTAAGTTCAAAACCGAAGAACTTTCAAAAATTGTTTCTCAGCTCAATAAGTTGAAGCCTAGCAAGTTGCTAGAAATCACAAACTATTGGCATATTTTCGGTGACGGTGAATGCGTCATGTTCACAGCCTATGATGGCTCTAATTTCCTTCGCTGCATTATCGAAAGTGATGTTGAAATTGACGTGATTGTAAAGGCTGAGCAGTTTGGAAAACTTGTAGAAAAGACCACGGCTGCAACCATCACATTAGTTCCTGAAGAATCTTCGCTAAAAGTTATCGGGAATGGTGAGTACAATATCGACATCGTCACAGAAGATGAAGAGTATCCTACATTCGACCACTTGCTCGAAGATGTCAGTGAAGATAATGCACTTACTTTGAAAAGCTCGCTGTTCTACGGAATCGCCAATATCAACGATTCTGCGGTATCTAAATCAGGAGCAGATGGAATATATACCGGGTTCCTGCTAAAAGGCGGCAAAGCAATTACGACAGACATCATTCGCGTATGTATCAACCCTATCAAGGAAAAGGGACTAGAAATGCTCATTCCTTACAACCTAATGAGTATTTTAGCAAGTATTCCTGATGAAAAGATGTACTTCTGGCAAATTGACGATACTACTGTCTATATTTCATCGGCTTCAGTCGAAATTTATGGAAAATTGATGGAAGGTATGGAAGATTATGAAGACATTTCACAGCTTGACTCACTCGACTTCGTTGACGATGCGGCTGTTCCTACTGCAGAAATCTTGAGTGTTTTAGACCGTCTTGTACTATTCACTTCAGCCTTCGATAAAGGAACTGTTGAATTCTTATTCTTGAAAGACCGACTTCGAATTAAAACTTCGACAAGCAGTTATGAGGACATCATGTATGCATCTGCGGGCAAGAAGGTTCCTAAGAAAGAATTCACTTGCCACCTTAACAGCTTGCTCTTGAAGGAAATTGTATCGACTGTCACCGAAGAAAACTTCACTGTCTCTTATGGAAGCGAAAACGCAATTAAGATTTCATCGAACGGTGTCGTCTACTTCCTAGCACTTCAAGAGCTGGAAGAATAATGGCCAAGTCTAATTTGACTAGAATTGCAAAGATGGTTAGAGCAGGAAATAGTGAAGGTCCTGCTTCCTCTTTTGTCAATTCGCTGACACAGGTCATTGAACGAACTCAGCCTGACTATAATCCGTCTACCTATTACAAGCCCAGCGGAGTCGGTGGATGTATTCGAAAAATGTATTTCGAAAGAATTGGTGAATCTATTATAGATAACGCAGATTCTAACCTAATTGCAATGGGCGAAGCTGGAACATTTAGGCACGAAGTTCTCCAAGAGTACATGGTTAAAATGGCTGAAATTGATGAGGACTTTGAATGGTTAAATGTAGCCGAGTTCTTAAAAGAAAATCCAGTTGAAGGAACTATCGTCGACGAGCGTTTCAAGAAAAACGATTATGAAACGAAGTGTAAGAACGAACTTCTTCAACTTTCATTCTTGTGTGACGGTCTTGTTCGATATAAAGATAAGCTCTATATTTTAGAGATTAAGACTGAAACCATGTTCAAGTTCACTAAACATACTGAACCCTATGAAGAACACAAGATGCAAGCAACTTGCTACGGAATGTGTCTAGGAGTCGATGATGTCATTTTCCTTTATGAAAATCGAGACAACTTCGAAAAGAAAGCCTACACCTTTCACATCACCGACGAAATGAAGAATCAAGTTCTCGAAAAAATTATGACATGCGAAGAGTATGTAGAAAAAGGCGAAAGTCCTAAAATCTATTGCTCTTCAGCCTATTGTCCGTATTGTAGAAAGGAAGGTCGAAATCTGTGAGCTATACTGGAAAAATGTTTGAAGAAGATTTCTTTGAAGGTGCAAAGGAATTTGATTCTCAAGCGCTTGTCACTCGACTTTATGACACTACAAACGGCTTTCGAGGAGTTGCAAATCCGTGCGACTATATAGCCGCAACTGAATATGGCACGGTATTTCTCGAACTGAAAACCACGATAGAAGCCTCTTTGAGTTTCAATAACATCACGGAAAATCAGTGGTTCCAGCTATCACGCGCAGAGCGTTGCAAATTTAGCCTCGCTGGTATTTTAGTCTATTTCCAAAAGCATGAAAAGATTATTTGGTATCCAATTTCAACCCTAGAGGAAATTAAAAGGTCCGGAGTTAAAAGCGTCAATCCTAATTTCATAGAAGGATATGAAGTGGCTTACAAGAAACGTCGAACACGGTTGACAATTCCTTTCGAAAACGTACTAGATGCAATTAAGTTACATTATGAGGAGAAAAGCAATGGCAAGACCTAAGTTACCTCAAATTGATATTCGAGAAGAAGAAATACGAGATGCTCAAGACGTAGCAGATTCGTATGGAGCGATTATCAATAAAGTAGTCGACGAAATTGTTGAAGCAGCTTGCGGCCCTCTTGACCAGGCAATGGAAGAAATTCAAATGGTTGTAAGCCAAAATCCTGTCATTATGGAAGACCTTAACTACTACATTGGTTATCTTCCCACTCTTCTTTATTTCGCCGCAGATAGGGCGGAAATGGTAGGGATTCAAATGGATTCAAGTTCTGCTATTAGGAAAGAAAAATATGATAATCTATACATTTTAGCCGCCGGGAAAACTATTCCTGACAAGCAAGCAGAGACTCGAAAACTTGTCATGAATGAAGAAGTCATCGAAAATGCTTACAAGCGAGCCTACAAGAAAGTTCAATTAAAGCTGGAACAGGCCGATAAGGTATTAGCATCTTTAAAACGAATTCAAACATGGCAACTAGCAGAGTTAGAAACTCAGTCTAATAATTCAAAAGGAGTATTGTTAAATGCAAAAAGACGTAGACGTGAAAATGATTGACCCTAAACTTGACCGATTAAAATACACAGGTGATTGGGTAGATGTAAGAATTAGTGCTGTTACTAGATTAGACGCCGACCGCGAACAAGTTTCAAGATGTCGAAAAATTCTTCAAAAAGGGCAAGTCTACTCAGTAACAGCAGGTGAGTGCATTAAAATTGCACACGGATTCGCACTTGAGCTTCCAAAGGGACATGAAGCAATCTTGCACCCTCGTTCAAGTCTTTTCAGGAAAACTGGATTAGTATTTGTTTCGAGTGGAGTGATTGACGAAGGTTACAAAGGCGACACTGATGAATGGTTCTCAGTTTGGTATGCTACTCGTGACGCAGATATCTTCTACGACCAAAGAATTGCCCAATTTAGAATTCAAGAAAAGCAGCCTGCTATCAAGTTCAATTTCGTAGAATCTTTAGGAAATGTGGCTCGAGGAGGACATGGAAGCACAGGTGATTTCTAATGAAACTAGAACAGTTGATGAAGGATTGGAATAAGGATTCGAAAGCTCTTGTAGCAGTTCAAGGACTTGAACGTGAAGCTCTTCCAAGAATTCCTTTTTCTGCTCCTTCTATGAATTATCAAACCTATGGTGGGCTTCCTCGAAAAAGGGTAGTTGAATTTTTCGGTCCTGAGTCAAGTGGAAAAACTACTTCAGCTCTCGACATTGTCAAGAATGCGCAAATGGTATTCGAGCAGGAATGGGAACAGAAGACTGAAGAACTCAAGGAAAAGCTAGAAAATGCGCGTGCATCTAAAGCTAGCAAGACTGCTATCAAGGAACTTGAAATGCAACTCGATAGTCTTCAAGAGCCACTTAAAATTGTATATCTCGACCTTGAGAATACATTAGACACTGAGTGGGCTAAAAAGATTGGAGTCGATGTTGACAATATTTGGATAGTTCGTCCTGAAATGAACAGCGCCGAAGAAATACTTCAATATGTTTTAGACATCTTCGAAACAGGGGAAGTTGGCCTAGTAGTTCTAGATTCCTTGCCTTACATGGTCAGTCAAAACCTTATTGATGAAGAGTTGACTAAAAAGGCATACGCAGGAATCTCAGCTCCCTTGACGGAATTTAGTCGAAAGGTTACTCCTCTTCTTACTCGCTATAATGCAATCTTTTTAGGCATCAATCAAATTCGAGAAGACATGAATAGTCAGTACAATGCCTATTCAACTCCAGGCGGAAAGATGTGGAAGCATGCTTGTGCAGTTCGACTTAAATTTAGAAAAGGTGACTACCTTGACGAAAACGGCGCATCATTGACCCGTACTGCTCGAAACCCTGCAGGAAATGTGGTAGAGTCTTTCGTCGAGAAGACTAAAGCATTTAAGCCGGACAGAAAATTAGTTTCCTACACGCTTTCCTATCATGATGGAATTCAAATTGAAAATGACCTTGTAGATGTCGCTGTCGAATTTGGAGTCATTCAAAAGGCAGGGGCATGGTTCAGTATCGTCGATTTGGAAACTGGGGAAATTATGACAGATGAAGACGAAGAACCATTGAAGTTTCAAGGTAAGGCAAATCTAGTTCGACGCTTCAAGGAAGATGACTACTTATTCGATATGGTGATGACTGCGGTTCACGAAATTATCACTCGAGAAGAAGGCTAATGCAGAAATCTCTATTTGGACCTAAGCTAGTGCCTGCTAGTTCAGGGCGCAAGAAAAGAACGGTTCCAAAACCTAAACCTAAAATCGATGAGCAAGTGGTTGAGCTTATGAACCGCAGAGAGCGTCAAGTGCTTGTTCATAGTTGCATCTATTATTATTTTAATGACTCAATTATAGCAGACGGACAGTATGACAAATGGAGTCACGAACTATATTCTCTTATAGTTTCGCACCCTGATGAGTTTCGACAAACTGTCCTCTATAACGAGTTCAAACAGTTTGATGGAAATACTGGAATGGGTCTTCCATACGACTGTCCGTTTGCTGTAAGGGTCGCAGAAAGGCTTTTAAGGAAATGAATTTAGCTTCTAAATACCGTCCTCAAACTTTCGAGGAAGTGGTAGCTCAAGAATATGTCAAAGAAATTCTTTTAAATCAATTACAAAATGGCGCTATCAAACACGGATATCTATTCTGTGGAGGCGCTGGAACCGGTAAAACCACTACTGCTCGAATTTTCGCGAAGGATGTGAACAAAGGACTTGGCTCTCCTATCGAAATTGATGCTGCTTCTAATAATGGGGTAGAAAATGTTCGAAACATTATTGAAGATTCTCGATACAAGTCTATGGACAGTGAGTTTAAAGTTTACATCATTGACGAGGTTCATATGCTATCAACTGGAGCATTCAATGCGCTGTTGAAAACATTAGAAGAGCCGTCATCAGGAACCGTGTTCATTCTATGTACTACTGACCCTCAAAAGATTCCTGACACAATCCTCAGTCGAGTTCAGCGATTTGACTTCACTCGAATTGATAATGACGACATTGTCAGTCAGCTTGAATTTATCATTGAAAGCGAAAATGAAGAAGGAGCTGGTTATAGTTATGAGCGTGACGCCCTTTCTTTCATTGGTAAACTTGCAAATGGCGGAATGCGTGACAGTATCACACGGCTTGAAAAAGTCCTTGATTATAGTCACCACGTCGACATGGAAGCAGTTGCTAATGCACTAGGCGTTCCAGACTATGAAACATTCGCTTCACTTGTTGAAGCTATTGCTAACTATGACGGTTCAAAGTGTTTGGAAATTGTAAATGATTTCCACTATTCAGGAAAAGACTTGAAATTAGTGACTCGAAACTTTACTGATTTCCTTTTAGAGGTTTGTAAGTATTGGCTAGTTCGAGATATCTCAATCACTCAACTTCCTGCTCATTTTGAAAGTAAGCTAGAACAATTTTGTGAGGCTTTTCAATATCCTACTCTATTGTGGATGCTTGAAGAAATGAATGAACTTGCTGGAGTCGTTAAATGGGAACCTAATGCTAAACCTATAATTGAAACTAAACTTCTTTTGATGAGCAAGGAGGAGTAAAATGATTGGACAAGAGCTTGTCAAATCTACTATCTCAAAATGGAAACAGCTTCCAAAATATATAATCGTCGAAGGCGAAGTCGGTTCAGGAAGAAAAACCTTAATCCGTTACATTGCTTCGAAATTTGACGCTGATTCTATTGTAGTGGGAACAAGTGTAGATGACATTCGAAATATTATTCAGGACGCTCAAACTATTTTCAGGGCGAGAATCTACGTGATAGACGGCAATAGCTTGTCAATGTCCGCTCTTAACTCGCTTTTGAAGATAGCTGAAGAGCCTCCTTTAAACTGTCATATAGCCATGACTGTTGACAGTATCAACAATGCTCTACCCACGCTAGCAAGTCGAGCAAAAGTTCTAACCATGCTACCTTATACTAATAAGGAGAAATTTCTGTTCGTCAAGTCCTACAAAAAGGTTGACACTTCAGGAATTGACGACCGTGCGATTGTAGACTATTGCAATCTTGCCAGCAATCTTCAAATGCTTGAAGACATATTAGAATATGGCGCAGAAGAGCTATTTGAAAAGGTTTCAACATTCTATGACTTAATATGGGAGGCAAGTGCTAGCAATTCGCTAAAGGTTACTAATTGGTTCAAATTTAAGGAAACGGATGAAGGGAAAATTGAGCCTAAACTTTTCCTCAACTGTTTGCTAAATTGGTCAACAGTCGTCATCAGGAAACACTATTTAGAAATGTCTTTCGACGAACTTGAAGCTCATGACCTTTTAGTAAGAGAGGCGTCTAGGTGTTTGAGAAAGGTATCTAAAAAGGGCTCAAATGCGCGTGTTAGTGTAAACGAATTTATCAGGAGGGTCAAACAAGTTGAGTGATTTAGTATCATTTCAAAAGGATATTCGAACTAATAATTTGAAACCGTTCTATATCCTTTACGGCGAAGAAATTGGACTTATGAATGTATATCTCAATCAAATGGGAAATGTAGTTCGAGAGTCTTCAGTTTCAACAGTCTGGAAAACCCTTACTCAAAAAGGGCTCGTTTCTAATCGTCGAATATTTGCTGTTCGAGATGATAAAGACTTTTTAGCAAATGAGTCTAGATGGAAACGACTTCCAGACGTTAGATATGGGACACTTGTTTTGATGGTCACTAAAATTGACAAACGAAGCAAGTTGCTAAAAGCCTTTCCTGATAATTGTGTTGAGTTTGAGAAAATGACTGACGCGCAGTTGAAAAGGCATTTTGTGTCTAAATACTCGACTATTGATAGCGACATGATTGACATGGTTATCCAGTTTTGTCTAAACGATTACTCTAGAATTGACAATGAATTGGACAAGCTGTCGCGATTGAAAAAGGTTGACGCATCAGTAGTTGAATCCATTGTCAAGCACAAAACCGAAATTGACATTTTCAGCCTAGTTGATGATGTATTGGAATATAGGCCGGAGCAGGCAATTATGAAAGTCACTGAACTTTTAGCCAAAGGAGAAAGCCCTATTGGATTGCTTACCTTGCTTTATCAAAATTTCAATAACGCTTGTCTTGTGCTAGGCGCAGATGAGCCTAAAGAAGCCAATTTAGGGATTAAGCAGTTCTTAATCAATAAGATTGTCTATAACTTTCAATACGAGCTGGACTCAGCCTTTGAAGGCATGGCTATTTTAGGTCAAGCTATCGAAGGCATAAAGAACGGTCGATATACAGAAAGTTCAGCCGTCTACATTTCTTTATATAAAATTTTTTCATTGGCTTAACAAAAAGGCTGAAATCTGTGTATATTACAGTATAAGCAAAGGAGGACAGCTTATGACAAAAGTTGCGGTAAATAACCCGCAAAAGGTGAGAGTAGTTAGGGTCGGGAATATTGAATTTCTCGAATATTTAAAAAAGAAGTACGGAAACGAAACTTCTATCAGTTATATTATAGAAAATGAAAGGGGTCTAATATGACAGACTTTAAAAAACGCTTCAAGAAAGCAGTAACAGAAACAATCACTCGTGACGGAATTGATAACCTTATGGACTGGCTCGAATATGAAACTAACTTTTTCACAAGCCCTGCAAGCACTCGATATCATGGAAGCTATGAAGGTGGACTTGTCGAGCACTCACTAAACGTGTTCAATCAACTACTTTTCGAAATGGATACCATGGTTGGAAAAGGTTGGGAAGATATTTACCCAATGGAAACAGTTGCAATCGTAGCACTATTCCACGACCTTTGCAAAGTTGGACAATATCGTGAAACGGAAAAATGGCGCAAGAACAGCGACGGTGAATGGGAAAGCTATTTAGCATATGAATACGACCCTGAGCAACTTACAATGGGCCATGGAGCAAAATCTAATTTCTTTCTTCAACGTTTCATTCAACTCACGCCAGTTGAAGCTCAAGCAATTTTCTGGCATATGGGAGCCTATGATATTAGTCCTTATGCAAATTTGAATGGATGTGGAGCAGCCTTCGAAACTAATCCACTTGCATTCTTAATCCATCGCGCAGACATGGCCGCAACTTATGTAGTCGAAAATGAAAACTTCGAATACTCTCAAGGTCCAGTTGAACAAGGGGCTGAGGTTGAAGAAGTAGTCGAAGAAAAACCTAAGAGTTCAACTCGTAAGAAACCTGCACCTAAAGAAGAAAAAGTTGAAGAGGCTGAGGAAAAACCAAAAGCTGGAATCACTCGACGTCGCAAACCTGCGCCAAAAGAGGAAGCAGTAGAGGAGCCTAAAGAAGAGCCTAAGAAAGCACCTTCTAAAATTCGAATGCCTAAAAAGACTGAAAAGGTCGAAGAGGTAGAAAGAGCAGACGAGCCGAAAGTTGAAGAAGCAGAGGACGACAACGTGGTGGTACCTGCTGGATATGTTCGAAGTGTCTACTACTTCTACAGCGAAATTGAAGATGCCTACTACAAGAAAAATGTCGACGAACCTAACGATGACAGCGATATCCTTGTAGACGAAGAAGAGTACATGGACGCAATGTGTCCTGTATTAGAAGAAGACTTCTTCTACGAACTTGATGGTGAGGTTCACAAACTTGCCAAAGGTGAACGCTTGCCTGAAGAATATGATGAAGAAACTTGGGAACCTATCACTGAAGCAGAATACATCAAGCGCACAGAAAAACCTAAAGCAGTTGCAAAACCTACTCGAAAAACTCCAGCGCCTTCTCGTCGCCCTCGCCCTTAAAAGAAAGGTTAAAATAAAATGTGTGAAAATTGTCAAAACGAAAAATTCAAAACTAGAATCTTCAATGAACATGAAAGTGGCTATGTCGACGCTTCATTCACTTACAAGGAAATTCGCGACACAGCAGCAGCTATTAGCAATCGAGCAGTAGAAAAGAAAGACCGTGACAGTCTTTTAGTCGCTTCAGTTATGGCTCTTCCTGTTTCTCACGCAGAAGATTTAGGCAAGAGACTTTGTATCGCAAATGCTCGAATAGAGTCTTTTCAGGAAGCTGTTGAAGAGGCTTGTAAAAACGAAAAGGCTGAAGATTTAAAGGACGTTATCTTAGGTCTTATCGAAATGGACAAAAAAATTGGCAACCTTGCATTGCAATTAGTTGAATCGGGAGCATTATAATGGAACGAATAAAGACGCTATTTCACGTTATCTATGCAAATGGAACTCATCTAGAAGTAGCAGCTTTATTCGATACCGTTGATGATTATGATGACGTTATAGAGGACATCCAGGGGTATATTGATGCCCCTGACCTTTATAATCAAAGGAGCATTAGAATGGCGCCCTATAATCCTGACATCAATGGTGACGCTATTGCTACTGACATTTTACTACGACTAGATGACATCATCTACGTCGACGCAACTTGTGAAACTATTAAATACGAGGAGCCTATTGCATGAACAATCAGCGAAAGCAAATGAACAAACGAATCGTCGAACTTCGCGAAGACTATCAACGTGCAAGAGGTCGAATAAACTTCCTGCTTGCTATAAAGGATAACAGCGAAGAGCTCGAAAATCTTGAAGCCTTTGTGGGATACATTGACAATCTAGTCGAATGTTTTCCTGAAAGCCAACGAAATGTCTTGAGGCTATGTGTATTAGATGACCTTCCAGTCACTAATGCGGCCGCTGAAATTGGTTATCACTATACCTGGGTTCACCAACTTCGAGACAAAGCAGTTGAAACACTTGAAGAAATTTTAGATGGGGATAATATTATTCAGTCTAAACATGGAATCGAAATTAAGGAGAAACTTGATGAATTATATGGTAAAAGTCATTCTAGTTAGTGTCTTTGTACTGTCAGCCTTTTGTATGACGTGCTCAATGGTTTATTTGGTTACAGGTAAGCAAGAGGACCACCGCAGTACAGTCGCCCTCGTATTTGGCGCTCTCGTAAGCTCTGCGGCGTTCTATTCGACACTCTTTATCCTCGCCTACCTGCCATGAAATCACGCGCATACAAACCAATTCCCACGCGCAGAGCTAGTGCTAAACAAGAGAAGGCAGTTGCTAAGCAGTTGGGAGGTAAAGTACAGCCTAATTCAGGAGCCACTGACTACTACAAAGGTGACGTGGTAACAGACTCAATGCTTATAGAATGCAAGACAGTTATGAAGCCACAAAGCTCAGTCAGCTTGAAAAAGGAATGGTTCTTAAAAAATGAACAGGAAAGGTTCGCTCAAAAATTAGACTATTCTGCTATCGCTTTCGACTTTGGTGACGGAGGCGAACAGTATATAGCGATGTCCATAAGTCAGTTCAAGCGAATATTGGAGGATAGAAATGATAACCTTATTTAAAATAAGCGATGATGGAAAGGTGACAATATCTACAGGGTCAGCGATGCAACTTTACGCAGACCTTATTCCTATACAGGAAAATGATATAAAGTTTGTCGATATAACTGGGCTTGACCCTATTGTTCGAGAAAACGTACTTGAGCTCATTTCACGGAGCCGGGTAGGAGTTTCGAAATACGGAACAAACCTCGACCAAAACAATGTCGACGATTTCCTACAGCACGCCAAAGAAGAAGCACTCGACTTTGCTAACTACCTAACCAAGCTACAAAGTCAACAAAAGCAAAATAAATAGACCTATTTCTAGGTCTATTTTTATTATTGATAAATTCCAGCAATTTGACGAGCGCAATCCTCTAGCGCAGATACTAGGTGGCGGCTTTCTTGTTTACCTTGTTCATTTCTTGCTTTGATTCTTTCGTTAAGGCGTTCGATTCTTGTAGTCAATTTCTTGATGATTTCAATTCTAGCATCTACTTTCATGTCGCGAGTAAGTGTGACTCCAGTTTCAGCGACAGGACATGCTTTGAATACTGCAATGTCAAGTTCGCTCTTTCTAATAACTGAGCCTAGGTCTAAGTACAAGTTGGGATTGATTCCAGTGACCTTATATTGTTTCTCAGTTTCTTTGACAGGAATGCTTTCATAGTGGAAAGTGTAGTTCTTGTGACCGTCTTTCCAATCTGCTGTAAGATAACCGAAATATAGTGTTGTTTCCATAATTGACCTCTTTCTGCGTCCTTGACGCTTGTTTTATTTATATTATGATTATACGATAATAAAGGAATAAAGTCAAGCACTTTTTACAAAAAGTTGAACTTTTTTTTT